GCATGGAACCTAAACTTTCAGATGGTGATAAAGTAGCAATAAATCTAAACGACCGTACTATCAGAGATGGCAAGATGTACGCCATACGAATGGGTGAGATACAGCGCGTTAAGACATTAATTTCAAGACCTGATGGTGGCATCATCGTCCGATCTTACAACCAGGTATACAAAGACGAACTTATAACAAAAGAGCAGCTGGCCAACGAAGACATGGTTGTCATAGGCCGGGTTTGGTGGATCTCTTCCCTCGTATAATCAACACATCTTAAACAAACCCCGCTCAGTCGGGGTTTTTTGTTGCCCAAAATCCCAAAACGCATTTCCTGCAAAAAATAATTCATCTTTAAAATCAACACCAAATCATCAAAATCAACATAAATATCAAAATTAAATCCACGCTGTGTTGACTTATAAATCAACATGGAGTTTAATTAGTCCATCAGCAGGACGCACTACTCACCAGGACGGTGAATCGCTCTTTAACATTGATGGGATTGTCCCGCCGAAATGCGGGAACAGAGTTTAACCAAACAGGAGGTACCGAAATGGTGCACTAACGCGGTTAGACCGCAGCCGAAAGGCAATGCAGCAGTAATGATGCTGCCCTGAGTCGCCATTTGGCGAACCTGCTTAGCATCAGGTTAGGGTCAATATATTAAAAGTAGCTCCGGTAAAGCAGCGCGAATGCCAGACGCGCACCGGTTATCAGCGGCGATGAAGCGGCAGAGACTCAAGGGCATGGGCGCGCTCACTGCGAGAGTGTGAGTCAAAGAGTAGTTGGCTTTGGGCAAGCGTTCGGTGGAGCTTAGGCCTAGCAACACATCGGGCCGGACTGAGAAGCCGATTGAAATCCGAAACTTGAAATAGGTTTCGGCGCTTGCACCAAAGCCAATCATCGGAGGTCAACATGATAATCGTTACTTACCTGGCTGATGATAATGCCAGAAATCGCCGCAGAGCACGCAGACAGGCTCAACGTGAGCAGGCAATGCAGGACGCTTCTCTTGCACGCCGGGTAGCAAATAGCACTTGCAGTACACGCGTAACCAAAGCCATTTCGCTTTCCGGAACGCGTCAGAAGGAAGTTGAAGTAACCGCGGTTAAACAAAATCGCACCTACTACCGGGACACTAACCCGCTCGGGAATAAAATCCATGCCGTTCAGCGCGTGAAGCTGAGCAGTAAGCCACTTATTTGAGGTGATATATGGGAACTAGACATTTGATTTGTGTTGTTAAGGATGGGGAATACAAAGTTGCACAATATGGACAGTGGGATGGCTATCCATCAGGACAAGGGGTGGACATTCTTGGTTTTTTGCGCGACGAAATGGATGTAGATGCATTTTCAAATGGTGTGTTGAAGTGCTACCAGCCAACAGATGAACAGATTAAAAATTGGTGGGCTGAGGTAGGTCACGATATCGATAATAGTGGCGGGTTTGTTGATCACTTTATTGCCAAGAAGTTTAGTAAAAACCACCCTTCACTTTCTCGTGATACTGGTTCAGATGTTTTGGGTCTAATTCAAAAGTCAAAGGAACCTGTTCCAGTACGTCGCTATCTTGAGTTTGCTGCTGACTCATTGTTTTGTGAGTGGGCTTATGTTGTCGATTTGGATAAAAGGACATTTGAGGTATTTGAGGGATTCAACCACTCGCCACTTTTAGAAGGCGAAAGATTTTATGGCTTGCAATGCAAAGATGTGGCCGCAGGATATGAGCCAGTAAAACTGAAAAAGTCCTACTCACTGGACTCGCTTCCTTCAGATTCGGACTTCCTTTCCGATGTTGAACCTACAGACGAAAGCGATGATGAATAGGCCGCATAGTCGGCCTTCTTTTGGCAGCAAGCCACAGAGGTGAATATGAAAGAGTACTTAAACGAGTGCTTCTTGGTTGATTACTCATCTGGTCAATTAATATGGAAAACTCGGCCTATTCATCACTTTCACGATGTGAGAGCTCAAAAGATATTGAACGCCAGGCATGCCGGGAGAATAGCAGGCACGCCTGGCAAGGATGGATACGTTAGAGTGCTGCTAGGCAGGAAGTCATATTTGATACATCGAATTATTTGGACGCTTGCGCATGGAAATATTCCTAATGATATGCACATTGACCACATCAATCACGACAGGGCTGATAACTCTTTAGGTAATCTCAGGATTGTTTCCAGGAAGGAAAACCTCAAAAACAAATCAAGAAGCTCCAGAAACACAACAGGGTATTCAGGGATAACATTTAGGCCTGATGATGGGAAGTACATGGTGAGAATATCAGTTAACGGAAAGCGTTACAGCGCCGGATGCTTTTCTTCTCTAGAAGAGGCTGTTTCTGTAAGGAATATGGAATTAAACAAAAACAATTATCACCACAATCACGGGAGAAATAAAAATGAAATTTAAGGGTACACCTGGTCCGTGGAGATTCGATGAGCAAACGACATTATCGGGCGGTCCGGTGTTTTATATAGCGCAAGATGATAATGCCAAATACACACCAAATTATTCTGATGTATCGCAAACGTGTAGTGGTGAACTCAAACATATCCAGAAGGCAAACGCTCAACTGATAGCAGCAGCTCCTGATTTGCTCGAAGCTCTGCAATCAATCATTGAGCTGCAGACTCGCGGATATGTTGTTCTTGGTGACAAATACACAGATATGGCTCGCGCAGCCATCAGCAAGGCTCTGGGGGAGGAGTGATATGAACAAGCCAATTCAACCAACGGAAGAAATGATTAAGGCAGGTATTGAGCAGCTTCTGACAGAATTACCTGGTCTTGAGGATGATGTTGATGAGGAGCAATTAAGCGACGTTGTTTGCTTTGTTTGGCAAGCAATGTGGACGGCAGGTTAAAGCCAGTAGCAGCTGATAGCTAATTCTCTGAGTTAGCTATTGGGTGTAATACCGCACCGTACTATCGGAGACGATTCGATAGTGTCTGATTAGATCCCCTCGTTTCACATTTGCCATCCACTGCGAGGGCATTTTTTTAACTGTATATCAGTGCGCTCAACGAACGCAGCGCTATGCAATCACACACAACATAAGGAACTCCCATGATTATCGCAATCGCGGGAAGCGCTCGCATGGGTGCTTTCCAGTTACACGAATCACTTTTAGATCGCATCACCCGCAAATTACGCGCTGGCTGGAAACGGCTGGCAGACATCCTTAATCAGCCTGGAGTGCCAAGTCATGACTATTGTGCCTGTTAACGGAACCATCCTTGTGCAGCAAGGCAATCGTGAGTTCAACAAACTCTACGAAGCATCCTTCCCGGATACGAAGGAAGGTAACAGCGCCGCATACGCATGGGCATCATCAATCGCAATGGGCTGGGAAGATTGTCAGGATGAAGACTGGAGTCGAAATCATGCAGCATGAATTAAGTGACGAAGAATTTATCGCGCTTATCTCTCCTGAAATTGAGGAAGAGGTAGAGCAACAAATTAACTTAACTGCAGAACGGCAGAATCAGCCGATCACATGGCAAGAATTTGCGGGGTATTACTCATAATGGGAACTGCAACATTAATCCTCGGTGAGTCTGGCACCGGTAAGTCAACCAGTCTTCGCAGCGTTAACCCTAACGAGGCGATCCTCATCAAGCCAATCGGTAAACCCCTCCCCTTCAAATCTAAAGAGTGGAAAGCATGGGATGCACAGAAGAAGCAAGGCACGGTAGTTACCTCTGATAAGTGGGACATGATTGTAGCTGTGATTAAGCGAGCTCATGAATATGGCAAGCGAATCGTCATCGTCGATGACTTTCAGTACGTCATGAGCAATGAGTTTATGCGTCGCTCAGAAGAAAAGTCATTCGACAAGTTCACTGAGATTGGACGTCACGCATGGGAGGTCATTAAGGCTGCTCAGGACGCTCCAGATGACCTCCGCGTCTACTTCCTGGCTCACACCGAGGAAACTGCCATGGGCAGAGTGAAGATGAAAACCATCGGGAAGATGCTCGACGAGAAGATCACTGTCGAAGGGATGTTTACCATCGTTCTGAGGACGTTAACCCGAGACGATCAGTTCTTCTTCACCACCAAAAACAACGGTGCAGATACTGTGAAATCACCGATGGGAATGTTTGACTGCAACGAAATTGATAACGATCTCGCCTTTGTAGACGCAACCATCTGCGATTACTACGGCATAACCAATGTTCACCCAATCAAGGAAAACGCCGCATGAGCAACGTAATTTTCACCTATAACGAAGAGTCAGCCCTTACCGCAGGCCAGGGTGGTTTCATCAACGAAACTGGCGCATACGTAGTAACCATCACCGAGGCAGCATTAAAGCAGTCTGAAAAAGGGGCTCGCTTTATTGAATTTTCTGGTGAGTCAGATGACGGTAGAAAGGTTCAATACCTTAGCGTTTGCACTCAGAAAAACGATGGTACTGAGAATAAATTCGGCGCAAATGTTATTCATGCAATGATGGGGTGCGCTGGCATTAAGCAGTTGACGCAGCAGATGGTATCAGCGAGCAATTTCGTAGCCCCTGAGTTTCATGGAAAGAAAATCGGCCTTGTACTGCAGAAGGTACTAACAACAAAACGCAGTACAGGACAGGATAGTTACCAGATGGAAATCCGCCTCCCATTCATAGCTCAGACAGGGCAAACTCTTAAAGAGAAAGCAGAAGGCAAGCAACCTGAAACGGTGGCAAATATGGCCGCCAATCTGAAAGACAAAGATAACCGCAATAAACAAGCAAATAACCAGCACGAAGACTATCACTTCGGTCAGGACGACGCGCCATTCTGATTTAACCACCACCTGAACATTCTATTTTACCTCACGGAGGCGGCATAACTTCGCCTCCAGTTTAAGGATTAAGCCATGTCACCTGATGAAAATGGTTACTTCCGTGCGCCTAAAAAACTGGAATCGAAGGACGAAGTTATTGCCCGGATATGTGCTGGACTGGAGCTTTATTACCAGCAGAAAGAGAACGGAACTCTGCCAAATGATGAGCGCACGTCTGAGCAGATTCAGGATGCGAAGGACGATTACTGGGTAGAGAAGCTCACAAGGAAATACGAATCAAAGCTCTGGCACGACAATCTCATGGCCTCCTTCTCTCCTGGCTGGGAAACAGTCGGCCCCAAACAACCATCAAGAAGCAATGACCGTGACCGTGTCTACTACGGCCGATTTGGTCATGTCCGTAGTGACTAAGGAAACCATCATGAAACTGAACATCGAAGTTGGCAGTAAATACGTAATCACCGGCACTAAGTTTGACCTCGTTCTTAACGAAAAACGCATCATCAAAGAAGGTAAGAATGCCGGACAGGAAACACTGGTTCGCCTGAGCTATTACAGCAGGTTTGACCACCTGGTGAAGGCGCTGTGTGAGCGTGAAATTTTGGAGTCAGAAGCACAGACGCTAGCAGAGCTGAAAACTCATATCGATGACCTGTCGATCGAACTGGCAGAAGGCGTTAACGATTTTCTGGAGCATGCACAATGATCGGATTAACCTACGACCCGTTTATCCAGCCACAAGAATTAATCGCCGGACACCGCTTCAAACCCATCAACGACATCCCACGCGAAGAAATGCTGAAGAAGAACTCATTCCCAAGCGTGAACGAGAACAAATTCCTGACAGCGTGGTTAAACCAGAGGGCGAAGAAATGAGCGTGAAACGTTATTCATTAAATTTAAGCGCAAACAGAAGCGTGGAATTAAATGAGAGCTTGCATGGTTCTCTGGTGAAATATCACGACTACGCCGCACTTGAAGCCAGATGCGCGGCGATGGCTGCGGAAGTTCAGTCAGTGAAGGCTTCTATTCCTAAGCCCAAGGATATCGAATTTGAAAACGACAACATGGATGATGTTTCTCTTGCTGAGGATGTTGGATTCAATGACGCAGTAACACTAATGAATAAATGGATGCCAAAAACCCCGGATACAGACGCTTTCCTGGCTGAAGTGCGGGCTCAGGGTGTGGAGATGATGGCTGCTGAAGCTGATCAACTGATGGATGAGTTTGGAGATGACAGCTACAAAGTGATGGTTACCGCAGATTTACAGCTTTTCGCCAATGCTTTCGCCGCCCAGCTTCGCAAAGGAGTGAAGCCATGAGCAAGCCAGCTAAAGAGACTAACAACGTTCCTGAGTGGATGAGACCAACAAGAAAGTTAACAGAAGCAGAGCGAAAAGAAGTTCGCGATGCAATTCGTGCTTATGTCAGCCGCCGGAAAGCAGAAGGAGCCGCCCAATGAGCAACATCGACAAACAGGCGCTGCGTACGGCAGCAGAAAACGCAACGCCGGGAGAGTGGTGCACTGATAACTACCATGGGGTAATTGCCGATGCCGGTCTGAACGCTAATTACTACATAGCATCATGCTCAGGACCAGATAACCGCCACAATAAACGATTCATCGCTGCAGCAAACCCCGCCACCGTGCTGGCGCTGCTGGATGAGCTGGAAGCCAAAGACAAGCAGATTGCTGATTTGAAAGAGGCGTTCAGCATTGCATTGTCTGCTGCTGGCATCGACGCCACCGCCGCAGCCGGTAAAGGAGAGTGAGCATGTCAGTAGAACTCAAAGATAAACGCCGTAGTGGGCAATGCATTCCTGGCCTGGGACTCGCTAATGGTACGTGGTTTGCGGTGCTTGATATCCCTGGCATGGAAAATCTTATCAACCAGCAGCATACCAATGACCCTCTCGATGTTACACCAGCAAAAGCTAAAAAGATGGCTGATATTGTTGAGAAATGGACTCCACCGGATGGTTGGTCAGGAAGCATGGCTGTCGAGATGAAGGGCTACATCGTCGAGTTTCTTCGTGGTTGCAACGGATTCAGGAGTCATTAACCCATGAGAACTATTACCAAAGAATGGCTGCAGAAGGCCATTATCCAGCATGAAAGCATGCGAGATGAAATCCCGTTCGGCCTGGACGAAGACGACAGCAACACGCTGGCTGCGATGAAGCTGGCGCTGGCGTCCCTCGAAGCGGAGGCTGTGGCGTATGCGGACCCACAGGCATTCCGAAACTTTCAGGCTGGAGTCGCGAGACGAGAATGGATGTGGCGCAATCCCGGGGAGGACCTGATTCCTGTGTTCACCGCCCCGCCAGCGCCAGCAAATGCCGAACCCGTAGCCTGGCTGTGGTCACACAGAAAACACCCGAGTGAAGTTTCTCTCATTAGGCCGGAAGATGATGAGAGAGCTGAAGGTGCTCACTGGTCTGGGTGGAATTGTCAGGCGCTTTATGCAGCACCGCCAGCGCCGGTATCTGTGCCGGATGATTTTCTCTACATGCTTACTGGTCGAGCTAAATATCTCAGAGACAAAGGCGAAATTAAATCACCTGAGCTGTTAGAAAGAGCCGCCGCCATGCTTCATGGTGCCGATGGCAGCTCTCCGGTGATTCCGGATGACGTACGCCGCATGGACTGGCTGGTATCGAAAACCGTTGATGTTCGTGAGCCTATGGTTTACGGAAGCCATAGCCTTTTCTGGTCTCAGACCATCACGGATGAAGAAGACGATTATCACGCGACAAAATTACGCGAGCAAATTGATGCGGCTATGGAAGCTGAGCAGGCAGCAGCACCGCAGCAGGAGGCTAAATCATGAGCCTATTCCAGTGTGAAAATTGCGGTTGCTGCGAAAACACGGCGCTCTCGTCACAGGGGTTCAACGGTATCTTCGCTGATTTCTTCGATTGGTCGTATGCGCCGGAGCGAAAAGGCATGAAGCTGTGCAGCGCTTGCGGCCCGGTGAAATACAAAGACGGAGATCCGAGCGAATACGGGAAGTGGCACGGCAAGTTTGACCGAGTGTTCCTGCCAAAAGGTGAGTTCTTCACCAACGGCGTTGGAAATCTTGAGCACCGGAAAACAGGAAACGACGATTTCCAGACGTTTGCGATCCCTGCTCAGGAGACGGCCAATGCCTAACCCATTCGACGCATAACAAACCCGCTCCCAGCGGGTTTTTCTTTATCCGGAGTCACCATGCACGCCAATCCAATTATCTGGCTCATAGTCGGAATTATGGCTCTGAGCGCTATCTCTTCACTCGCACATCAATCAGAGGGCTTGTTATGGCTAAATTTGCTGTGGGCGCGTTAGTGCAGCTTAAGTCTGGAGGCATCAGAGGAATGGTTGAGAGCCAGATTGAGCCTGATAGCGACCATCCGAAAGCATGGATACGTTGGGATGACGGCAACTACTCGGTGCATCACGAACACGAACTTCGCGCGGCTACTGTTGATGAGCCTCGCGTGTATAAGAAATTAGCTTAAGGAGATGGATGTGAAACTGATTGATATTTTGGTTGAGGAATTGCCTAAGCGTGGAGGATGGCCACAGGGCTCAAGTCGATGCATGCAGACAGATGGGCTATATGTAACCTTTCCTGATATTGGAGACCATTGCGATTTCGTGGCGAAATGCATGGCTGAAGGAGTAAGAATTGCAACACGCGAGCAATACGAAGCCGCACTTGCAGCCAGCAAACCAGAATGGGATGGCAATGGATTGCCTCCGGTTGGGTGTGAGTGTGAGTACGAAACGAATGGATATGGTATTAAGAAGGTTCGAGTAGAATGCATAACTACGGATGGAATCGCATTTACATGGCTTGGAGAAGACCCGAAATTTCGTGGACTTGACTGCATAAATACCTCCCAATCACATCGATTCCGCCCTATCCGCTCAGAAGCAGATAAGAAGCGATCTGAATGCGTAATCGCACTTTCTCGTATCGACCCCCAAGCGATGCCATTTGAGTACGGAGAAAAGCACTCAGATGGTTCTTTGATTGGCCCTTTCTGGTATGAGCTTTATGACGCTATAGCAGCCGGAAAGATTCCACACATCCGCATCGACTAGCCACACCTTGAAAGCTATCATCATGGCATGAATGCACATATGTGAGGTAGGTATGGATTTAAAACTCAGCCAGGAATTGAATGAGGCCATAGTAAAAGCAGCCTCTGAGGTGTTAAAGCGTAATGCCATCACCTTCGCAGGTCTTTCTTGCCATTGGGATATTGATGGCGTTGGAAAAGTGGTGTCTGGGCTTAGGGTAAGCGGAACAGTTGATGTATCAAAAGGCGCAGGAGGCGGTGGAAGTGGTTCCGGTTGTGGCTTGTTAGGTGATGCAGCAGGAAGCGGGGGTTCTGGCCGCAGCAATCATGAAGATGATGGCAGTAGCGGTGGGAGAATTGAGTTCCAATATAAAGGTCGCTGAGGCGGCCTTTTTTACGCATCGACTATACCGCCGCAATGGCGGTTTTTTTTATTGGAGATAGATATGACTCGTGAAGAAGCTATTGCTGTGCTTAAGGAGCTACAGGGCGCAGGTGGAGATGTCGAAATGGATCACATCCGTGCTGATGATGTTCTGTGCGAGATGCTTAAGACTCTCGGATTTGAAGACGTAGTGATTGAATATGACGCCATTAACAAATGGTACGCATGAGGGTAAAGATAAATGGGCATGATGACTTTTGTTGTTGAGTTTGAGGATGGAAAGGAGCCATCTGTACACGCGAATATGGATGTTCTCGGAGGGAAACTTGCGCGCGTTGCCTGGAGTGATGTCATTCAGGATATGGACGACATGGAGCTTGACCATCAGGCAGAACTCGAGCGCATAGGGGGCTGATGATGATTCTTGTAATTAGCGCAACTTACCTTAGAAGACATAAAGATATCGATGAAGATACGTATGGATTTATGTGCATATTTGGACTAATTGAAATTATTTTCGAAATGGTAATTATAGGCGCGCTTTTAGGAAGTTAACCATGGAATCACACAGCCTCACACTCGATGAGGCTCATCACCTTTTCCGCAATGGAGAAATCAATGAGCGATATGATTCAGCTTGTGCCCAATAAGTGGGTATCAGAGAAGGTTCTGATGGCGATTACTGGCCTTACTAAGAACGCGATCAGATTAGCCAGAGAAACGTCATGGATGGAGGGTAAAGAGTACCGCCATTACTCATGCGACTGCCAGCCGAAGGACAACTCCCCTATCCTCTACAACCGCCACGAAGTCGACAAATGGGTTGAGCGTCAGCAACCCGCGATTCCCCGCAAGAAATCTGCTTAAATACCCCTTCGATTAACCAAAGAGGAAGATGCATGAAGTATCCAACCGGGGTTGAAAACCACGGGGGCACGCTGCGCCTGTGGTTTATCTATAACGGTGCCAGGGTAAGGGAAAGTCTTGGTGTACCTGATACAGCGAAGAACAGGAAGATTGCTGGAGAGCTGCGTACAAGCATTGTCTACGCAGTAAAGACGGGAACTTTCAACTATGCATCACAGTTTCCAAACTCCCCTAACCTTCAGCGATTTGGTGAGGTGAGCAAGGCGCTAACCATAGGAGAACTTGCAGAGAAGTATTTATCGCTTAAAGAGACTGATGTCGCATCGACGTCGATTAAGACATACCGGACGATAATCAAAAACGTTCTTCTCATTCTCGGTGAGAAGACGATCGCATCGTCGATAAGTAAAGAAAGGATTCTTGAGGTAAGGAAGGAATTGCTGACCGGTTATCAGCTCCCTAAAACTCAGTATGTAGTGACTGAGCCCGGGCGTTCTGCGGTGACGGTCAATAACTACATGACTAACCTTTTCGCAATCTTTCAGTTTGGCGTTGAAAACGGTTATCTCGATGACACACCGTTTAAGGGAATATCACCACTAAGAGAGTCACGAGTCGTACCGGACCCGCTATCAAGGGAAGAGTTTGTCAGGCTCATTGAAGCTTGTCGCAGCCAGCAAGCAAAAAACATGTGGTCTCTTTCTGTCTACACAGGAATCCGCCCGGGTGAGCTGTGCGCTTTGGGGTGGGAGGATATAGACCTTAAGGCGGGAACGATGATGATAAGGAGGAACCTGGCGCAGGATAAATTTACCGTTCCAAAAACTCAGGCAGGAACAAACAGAGTCATACACCTTATCGAACCTGCAATTGAAGCGCTGAAGAGCCAGCTTGAAATTACCAGGCTTGGCAAAGAGCACATGATTGATGTTCACTTGCGAGAGTACGGTAAAAAAGAGAAGCACAAATGCACGTTTGTGTTTCTCCCATCCGTAACTTCAAGAACGGGTTTATGTGGAAATCACTTCACAGTCGATTCAGTCAGGCAGACATGGGATACGGCAGTAAAGCGCGCAGGAATTCGTCACAGGAAATCATATCAGTCACGTCACACTTACGCTTGCTGGTCATTGACGGCTGGAGCTAACCCTGCATTCATTGCTTCGCAGATGGGTCACGCTGATGCGCAGATGGTTTTCCAGGTTTACGGAAAATGGATGTCAGAAAATAACGATGCTCAGGTAGCGCTTCTGAACTCAAAATTGAGTGAGTTTGCCCCATCAGTGCCCCATACGACTTTAAGAGCCGTGTAATTCCCTTCTGTTTCAGTGCGTTAAATCCTATAAAACTTGAAATCCATAATTTAAAGGTGAGAAAAATGTAATTGTGAGTATGTAAAGAGTAATCAGGTAAAAAGCAAAGCATTAGCGCAAGCTGAATCATCACCTTCTGTGTGTTTGAGTGAGTTTGCGCTAATTTTTTGCCCCATATATGCCCCATCACATCACCGGACAATCATCAAACTCGCCAGACCGTGCGTCGTTGATGATGTAGGTGATCACCCCAAACACTGGCCGCGAAGTATCCGAGGCATCATCCTTCGATGGTAACGGCTCCCTCCTTCCATTATCAGGGTTCTCCAGACAAGGATACGGTAGCGTCCTGTAGCGCATTATCCTAAACTCACCGTCAATGGCACAGACAAGCAGAGAGCCGTCTTTCGGTGTCAGCGACGAATCGACGATAAGTATTGCACCCTTCATGATTCCGGCGCGAAGGTATGTCGTCCCGGCTATCATCATGTACGTAGCTGATGGATGAGCGATGAGCCTCTTGTCTAGCGATATGCGCTGCTCAACGTAGTCTGCTGCTGGCGATGGAAAACCCATGATGCACCTCCTGATAACTGTATATGCATACAGTAGTTTTAGCTAAAGGGAAGATCAAGGAAATTTATCCTTAAGCTCAGCGATGATAGGGTTTATCATCACCTCATATGCCTGATGGCTCATGCGTTAATCATTCATGTAACTGGTATTTTATGAAAATTAGATATGCTTTTGCGTTCGCCGTAGCGTCAGCTTTTTTTGTCTCAGGATGCGACCGTTCAGACTCAGTAAAAGCCGAATCTCCGCTACCTGTCTATCTGATGCTTGGACAAAGCAACATGGTTGGCATGAGGTCTGTTGCCGCAGAATTGCCAGAGGATTTGAAGAAGCCAAACGAGAACGCCATTATCTTCAAAGATGGTAAATGGGTGCAGGTTTCCCCATCATCCTTTGAGGTAAAAGGGTTCGGTCCTGAGGTTTCGTTTGCTCATGAAGTGGCGAAAAAAGAAAAGATAGGCATTATCAAAGTTTCTGCAGGTGATACTAAATTAGCAGAAGAGTGGAATTCAGATCCAAAAGGCGTTCTTTATCAGAAAACACTCGCTGAGATAAGCGCAGCAGAAAAAACGAGAAACATTTCCATTAAAGGCGTCATGTGGATGCAGGGCGAGAGTGATGGAGGGAATGCTAATTATGCGGAAGCTTACAAATCAAACCTTGAAAAATTTATCGGCAACATAAAAAAAGAGACGGGTAATGCGAATCTGAAGTTCTCCGTATGCCGGGTAACTTCTCCGGAGTCTATGTTTAAATACACTTCTGTCGTGAGGCATGCTCAGGAAAACGTAAAAGCTGAAGGGTATAAATGGTTTGATTGTGATGGGCTATCTAAAGGTCCAGATAATCTTCACTATGATACTAAAGGCATTGTCAAGCTTGGTGAACTGTTTAGTCAGTCCATAAATTGAGTAAAGGGGCATATAGCCCCTTTCATTTTCTATTCTTCCTTTGATGCTGACTGATTTACAGGCCACTCAAATTCACAATCTTCGCAGTGATAGTATTGCTCAGTAACTCCGTCGATTGTGATATCTATAATCTGAATGTCCATAGAGCCACAGATTGGGCAGATCAATAATGATGATTGGGCAACCATAGTCATACTCCATAGGTAATTTTTAGCTGTGCAATGTCTGCAAGATATTGCGTTTTAATGGAATTAGCTGTTGACTGGAGTTGTGTTTTTTTGGTTGCCTCACTTGCCCCATCAAACAAACCTGCCTGACTCCAGGCTGAATTTAGTGCGTTAATATCTGCCTGGTATTGATTGTTCCTTGATGTCAGCGCGGCCTTGTAAAGCTCGGCATTCGTTGGCGGCTGAGGGGCGTTTGGATCAGAGAAATTACTTCCATCCCACACCCATCCAATTCTGCACTGAATGTTTGTCACATTGACCTTAACATAGTCCTTAAATAAATCTGTATCTTCTGAGCCATCCCATTCCCAGTCAATTATGTTAACCACTACATCATTCTGAATTAGCGCCCAAGCTTGCATTATGCATACTCCCAAATAATTACAATCCCAGCAGTGCCTGCCCCGCCAGCTTGTGCTGCCGAGCTTGCATAGGAAATTCCGCCACTGCCTCCTGCTCCCCTGCCTGAGGCCGCAAGACCATCTGACTGTAGGGAAACAGCGCCAGCCCCTTTGCCGTAAGCTGAGCTAGCTCCGCGCCCTGAAATACTCCCAGGACTAGCGGTTTTGGCAAGAATTGCACATGCGCCATCATCTCCTGCATATGAGAAAAGGTTGGCTCCTGTGATCGTGGCAGTGTTTGTTGTTGTGCTCTGTCCAATGGCTACTAATGAAAGGCTTGCTCCAGGCTTGCCACCTAGTCCGCCAGAAACAGATAGCAAACTGCCGAATGAAGTTGTTCCTCCATTACCACCATCATTAACGCCTGATGTACCTCCAGCCGTACCCGCCGTACCTGCCGCGCCGACAGTTACCAGTACGCCAGAGAATCCCGATGTATACCAACCAGCCCCAAATGCACCGGCGCCACCGCCCTGCCCTCCGGATGCCTGTGATACAGGGTTAGATGCACACCCACCACCACCACCACCCCCGCCTACCGCATGAACAAGAACGGCGTTCGTTCCTGGCGTTGGCGTATATGTTCCTGTAGACAGAAACACCTTAGGCGCACCTATCAGGCGACCTGAAATACCAAGCAGATTCGAGTCCTGAATAACGTTGGTGCCATCACCAATGACGTAGGCTGTCATACCAGCAGGAACAGCAATACCGGTACCAGAGGTGGTTTTGATGGTAACGCTGAATGATCCGGTGCAGTTGTTAACGACCGTCCACTTCTTGCGCCATGCCGGAACGATAAGGTTAATGTTGGCTGTTAACGTTCCCGACAGGACAATACGCTCACGTGAAGCCTCCAGCGTTGTCAGAGTGACGTTGGCATTAGTCAGTCCTGACTTCGCTGTGAAACCGTTACTGTCGAGGGGTAACCAGCCAGTAAGCGGGGTTGCTGTTGCTACTTCAGGGTTGTTTGTGTTCCCATCGGTCGTGTTAATCCATGTGCCGTCACCTGTTGAGTTCTGGACTATTGCGCCGATTGGATAACCGCTAATCCCCGTCGAGAAGGTGCTATCAAACTGATATCCAGCACCCGCCTGATTCCAGCGAGCATTAAGAGCCAGTTCATACAGAATCTGGTTAAAGTCTTCCCCCTTAGGAGGAAGACCGCCAGCTGATTTAAGAAGCATTGTAATAGCAGGAAAGCCAACCTCATACGAGGCTTGGTTACTTCCTGTAGGTGTTGTATCAAGAATAGCTTCGCGAGGACCGTTAACGCCGAACGGCACTGATTTTTTCGATGGTGCGTCAGATCGATTCATGTTTAATCTCTGTAAAATGTTCCGTCATTAAACGGGTAAGCGTCAGTAGCGAAACCGAAATACGGGGGCACTACCTGTCTGATATTCAGTTGAACACCGCTCGGTACCGGTACGACGTCATAATTGGTGAGGATGGATTCCTCAAATGGCGCTAAGGAAAATTCAAAAGTTATCCCGATGGTCATATCACGATAATTTGTGCAATAAGCCCTTCCCCTTCCGGCAAAAAGCATTGAAAGGAATTTGTTAATTTCCGGGATTGTTGCAATGCTGATATTTGAAAATGCCTTGCAGAGAATCAGCGTTCGATATGCATCGTTTGCCAGCCTGACTGATGTTGTTTCCTGTACGCCCGCGTAAAATGGAGAGTCATTAAAAGGTAATGGATAGTCAGATGCGCCATTGTCAGCCTCGGAGAAACCGAATGAGTCGCTGTCGATTGGTGCGGTTATATACCTGCCTATGCCTACAATCTTTCCCCATATATCAAGTCCAAAGGTTTCATTTGCGGTCAAATCCCACACCTTTGTTATGAATTCGTCGGTAAAGTCATCCAGGCTGATTGCCTGATTGAATGTGTCGATTATGGAGAGAAGTTTGGTGCTGGCAGAGTATTGGGTAAGTATTGTGTCTTCCCAACTCATACAAGAGTGACCGTTATATCCGAGTCCTGAATTGTTGGAATCTGGTCTATGCCCATGGTCACTGATGGATGGTAGGTAATGCCATCAAGAGACACCTGAAGCGACAAGATGCCGACCGTATCAGGAGAGATTGAAATTACCGGAGCGTAGTATTTACCAGAGTTGATGGTTGCCCCGATCCTCGCTTTTTCGATTCCGTCATAATTGCCGTTGAAGACTTTCGTAATCATGGCTTTCACTTGCGCTGTAATATCGCTCGGTGGATTAAGGCTGCTATCCAGTGAAACAGAGAAGTAAACGCGAGTCGTAATAGCACGCTGCCACTGCATGACGTATTCAGGATAAGGGGCGCTGTAGTTCTCAGTATCGTAAACGGTGTATGTGGTATCACCATTCAGATTTGCACCCGGGTTATACGTTCTGAAAATCGCATCAGCCACATCAGAATCTGCCCCGCCATACACACAGATATAGATAGAGTGAGGCAGCACAGGAAAACTTGTTGTGCCACGGTTAACAGTCGAGCCTGTGCGGTTTGACCACACATAGGCATCAAGGACGCCTGTCGTCTCCAGAATTGCCGATAGAGTAGCGCCGTCCATGTTTCTGGCGTTACGCGCTACTGACTGCTTGCGGCGAGTCTCAAAAGCGATACGTGACTCAACATCTACTCCGACTACGCCAGG